CCCCCCCCAATTTTGTATAAGACCATTGTCCTGCTTGTTGTACATGATTTTTGCGGTAGGCCAAAGAGGGTGCATGGGAGCACATGGATCAAGGTCAAATTCACCTAATGCTTCAATGATTTCTCGTGGTGTGTACCATTCATCGGAAGCGTTTGCAGATCGTTCAAAAGATGTATTCATGTATTACTTACATTTAGGATTTTACGAATTTCTATATGATCGCAATTTTCATCAGCCTTTTTCAGAATATAAGCAATTTCTTCTTCCTTACTCATGTTCTGTGGACGTTTCGTTGCTTCTGCTCTCAATTCAGAAATAATTTTATCTACTTCGGGATTAGGAGTTTCATATAATTTTTTAAATTCAGCGGCTCTACGTTTAATAAGTCGCTCTGTCTTTTTGTTTAATTTCATCTCACAATATTTTAAAGTATTCCTTACATAAAAAACCTTTTCTTGGTGAAAAGTCTTTGAAGTCGCAACTCATGTATATTTCCTTCCTATCAGCCCAATGTGCCATGTCTTTCTGCCACTGTGGAATAATTTGGTGTGGATTGTTCAGATCACGAAAGGGTTGACAATGTGGAAGAAAACGGCGGCTTTTAGATTTCCAGTAGTTGACGCGCGCAAACGATTCTTCAAAGTCCATAAGGATGCAATACAAGAAATATTCCCCTTTATATCCATACTTGTCTATTAAAGCGGAAGCACGTTCAACTTCTGCAATCTGTCCCGGTGTATCGCATCCAAAGCGAATACGTTTAATCCATTTTACTTTTGCAAGTAGCCGAGCGATTTCATCCGTGATTAAACGAGCATCCAGTCCTTGATTAAAATCCACTTTGATACCCAGTTTGATGATTTTCTCTATTTGCTGCAAGCCATAGTTTGAGGCCAGTATATTATTATCCATAAGGATAGCTTTCTTCCGTCCGGCTGTTATTTCCTCAATATCCATATAAGGTGAGATTTTTCCTTCTTTTTTAGGAACAACCCACCATTTACACCGATTGGGACACCCACGTGTCAGAAACCCATAGGACAAATTGGAGTCAATATTGTAGATCGAGTAATCAGGTTGAAGACGATCAACCTCAATTGGAAGAACTTTTTCAATATCATATCCAGTACCACCTTTTTCTATTTGGTTAGCATTGATATAATAGTTATAGTCGGGTGTGAAAGTGAAAACTTTAGCTGCATATACTTTATCATATTTACATAGTGGATTATACCATTCCACTTGATCGCCTCTTGCTTTGTGGTAAGCACTGATCTTCATAAGTGCTAAATTGGGGAAATTGCTATCAACGGCTAAAATTCCAATATTCATTATTCTTCAAATTTAGGTTTTGGCATCCATGCTATCGGTTCCCATGACGGAGGTATGCTGCTCATTGAAGAGTAAATTGGGTTACCTTTGTACGTGTCATAGATATAACCATCCATGCAGAACCATACATTGTTGCTATATGTGCCGTTAAAAATCGCACCATGTTTACATAGAATGATGATGTCTTCATTTTCATCCGGCAACTGTCCCTTCACGCTTATCCAAGGTGATTGCTTTGACTGCCAGTCAGCACCTTTTATAAATGCAGATTCTGCAATTTCATCATGAGATAAATATGTAAAATCATCAAGTGACGTGTGTGTGCCATAAGTAGTTAATGTTTCGGCACTTGTCATCCTTGCTTCCTTTGCCGCTTCTTCTACTGTCTGTTTCATATCTATTTCACTAGTGTCCACTAAAAATTTTTTGGTCACTAGTCGGTTAAAAATTAAATAAATTCGATTCACTTGAATCATTTAGCTCTTTGATATTTTTGAAATTCGATTTGTCGAACAAATCTCTAAGATGAGTTTTATCGGTTAGCGAGATGCCGAGTATTTGCAAGGTTTCGTAGATGCTTCGCTCTAACTTCATATCGTGTTGTACTATCGCCACAAGGCAGTAAGTAATTATGGCACAATATATTTGTATGCGTACAGCATTCTCCGAAGTTCCCCAAAACCTCTTTATCTTAAGGTGTTGTTTAATCCATTTGAAAAACAGCTCCACACTCCATCTATTTCGGTATAACCGAGAAATCAGCTCAGCCGAAGCGTCAAGATTGTTCGTCAGGAAAATGTATCGTGTGCCACTTTCGGGGTCTTCAACAATGAGCTTTCTAAGTTCATCGGGGTAATCCTTGGAACTTTTATAAACCGTAAAACATCCGATGACATCAGAAATGACACCTTCAGGCAATCTTCGCTTCCACGTTTTGGGCTTGATGCGTACATTGGTTTTGGCTCGTACAACGAAGAAAGCACCTATGCGGTCTATCGTATACAAGTTGCCAAAATCGTTGTAACCACGGTCAAATATATAATGCGCACCACGTTCATAAGGAATCACAGACATCGCTTTTGTATCGTGAATATTAGCAGGAGTAATATGCACAAATGCAGGAACTTCCGCTTCCACATCGTAGAGCGTATGCATCTTGATTCCGCCTTTATGCTTGCGGAATTTAGCCCACTCGAACACTGACAGACAAAGGTCAATCGTGGTGGAATCAAAAGCATAGACATGACCGTCAAGCTCAAAGATTCTTTCGATTCTACGCTTGCGCGCTTCGGCTATCATGAAGGTTGCATATTCCTGGAAGATGCGATAGTCACGTTGCTCGTTAGCCTTGCTAAGATTGCTTCGTGTTACGGACTTGCCGATTCCCAGATGATAGAGTTTTCCGGTGTGAGCCTCCAGTGACACGATGAGGTCTCTTAAACTCTCACGGTTGGAAAGTTGACCGAACATCATCGTAAGCAACTGATTCCAACAGGTATAGCTTTTAATGTATTTGTTGCCTTCATACTTCTTGACGATACGCAAGAACTTGAACTCATCAAGAAATGTGACTAATTGAGAAAAAACATATTTGTCTTTATTCATAACAGTCTGATTCAGACTGCAAAAGTAATTTCAAATCGTTGCGCACCAAATACCATTACAACAAACTGAATTTCAACAATTTCAAAGAACGACTATGATTTTTTAGTGGACACTAATGATTTATACTATAAAAAAGATAGTACCCCAAAGGTACTACCACAACCAAAGATAACGAAATATCTTCAATCGTTATACACGACAATCGGCTTATTGTCGTGAACTAAGCCATTTATCCCGTCTTTCTCTGCATGCCTCTAAGGTAGGCGCACAACAAGCAAAAAGTTCACCGCTATCAGTACGGTAGTCGTACTGGTACATTCTCACTCTCTTTCTGCCTAACTTCGTTGTGTAGGTAGTGTAATTCTCTTTACCGGGCTGGCATATACTGCAACCGTTTTTGTTTATTGAGTTCATAATCATTTATCAATACTTACTTAGTAATTTGTAAAACATTCGCCTTTTCTCTATGTATTTACAACCATTTCGTCTAAGACCTCGCTTTGATTTTGATACTGTCATTTGGCAACCTGCAACGCCAATGTAAATGCAATTTGAATGATGCCTTTTAGCTTCTTTGAAAGCCCACCAAATCGCTTCACGACAATATCTATAACTATCATTTTGAACACCCTCGTATCCTCTACTCAAAATGAAGTGACCTATTTCGTTTGCTTCTTCTTCTGAATAGCATATTGTGAATATATTATTCATCCTTTCTTTGCTTTACTTGTTCTACCAAAAACCTTTTAAAATCATTCTTGTACTGGCTGTGAATGATTTTATACTGATGGGATAGGTTAGGCAATTGTTTGTAACCTTTGCTATACAAGAATTTGGCTACTAATTCAATCTTTTCACGGTTACTGAAACCTCTGTCCTTACACATGTTAGTTATACAGACATTCGCCTTGCTGGTAGGCTTCTTTTCAACTGGTGGCATGTATTCATGTCTGTCATAAGCGTGCGTTCTTGGATAGCCAACTTCTTCACCTAAATATTCACCTGTGATGCAATCAAATTCACCACTAATTAAACTATCTGCTATTTCACCCATAATAATCGATATTTAATGNCATCATGCTGTATGGTGATGTACTTCTCACCCCTTTCTATGGTGGTAAAATCGCATATACTACATAACTTACCCAATACCTTGCCCAGTTGTTTCATCAGTGTGGCTTCGGGGTTAATAACTAAAACTAAATCCGCTTTCATAATCGTGTGTATTGTGGTAGTCCGAAGGATACCGGATTAAAACTTAGAACTTCTCGATTTTGAGATTGTCATTAATGATAAATCTACGTCCACATTCTAAAATCACGTGTATATCTGTAATTCGCTTTATTACTCTTACTACATCATCGTGCGATATACGTGGCGTACCATCTGCATGACGACCATTAGATAAATCACCTGATACTCTATATCTCA